CAAAACCTAGCAAGATTTTTGGTGTATTCTATTGACCAGTCTGCGTTGTCTGTTGTGTTGATTATGTAAAGAAGAATGTCCAACTCTCCATCTTTTAGAAAATCTTTTACAAACAAAATCTTTTCATTAAAGACTTCTACGCTGTATCCAGAATCTTCAAATTCTTTTTTTAAAAACACGGTCATGTTACAACTCATCTGCCTTATACTTGTTGCCATTGGCGTCGAGTTTCCAACCCTGCTTTAATAGTTCTTGCCATTCTGCTCTTTCAATTTCTTGTTTTGCTCTGGTCTCTTTCATTTCTGCAGCCCATGCGTCTCTTAACTCTTGTGGGTATGCAGACTCTTCTCTATCGTCCCAGAACGATCCTATAGTGTATCTAACTCCCTTTGTTATTAGTGACACTTCATGCATGTTGTTAAATCCCCCGTCAAAAACGGCAAGCATTCCCACTTCTGGCTTTATCTCTATGTTCTGATCTGGGAACCTTAAAAGACCACCCTCAAAGTCATCATTAAGATATAAAAATCCCGCATATCTGCTTCTGGTAAATGCTCCAGAATTTCCATGCTCATCTGTGTTATCAGAGTGAATCCTTGCATATGCTCCTGGCTCCCACTTTTGTGTATGGTATCCAATCTTAGAGATAATCTTAGGGTCTAAGTCATGAACAGACGCTATTGCCTCTGGCATTGCCTTTTCAATATCAGAAAAAATAGTTGGAGATAGGCCAGCGTCAATTACTTCTTGATCATTGTCCTGCGGAAGAACCGAAGAGTATGACTCATAAAAAGAAATAGGCATCCAAGATATCTTACCATTATCGGCCTGATCATCAAGAGCCTTTATCATTTTTTCACATTGCTCAGCACTAATAAAGTTTTTATAAACAACAATGTCTTTTGTGATTCTTTGCTTGTTTCCTAGATTCATCTTACTCTAACTCCTTCTGGTATTTCACTTCTATTTGGAATTATATTATTATACTCTATCATTATATCGTTTTGCATCTCAAGCCATTTCTCTTTTCCAAACTCTTGTTCCTTTGCAGCCCACTCATCACTACCAAGACTGTACTTTCTCCAATACATTCTTGCAAAATATTTTTCTGACTCATATGACGGGAAAACACCATGTAGGTATACTGTGCCATCCTTTGTTAAAACTTCTGGATGCCCTGAAGGGAAAACAAGCCAATCTCCTGCTTCTGGCTTATACTTGATCAGTTCTCCGCTTACAAAAAAATCGATTTCTCCACCAACGTAGTCGTCATTAAAGTATGCATTTGCGGTTATTGCAAACTTGTATCCTGGACTAGGAATTGGCTCTCTTATAAAGTCAGAATGATATACCATCGACATCTTGGATGGCATGTTCTTATGATACTTGCAAATTGACGGACCATACATTTTCCACAAAGGAACAGTTTGATTTTCATTTGTACTAATATGCTTGCTTTCGTCAAATTCGAAATCTTTTCCAAACTTTGAAATGTAATGGGCTGTAACCTTTTCAAAACCCTTTTGAAGTTCTAGTAAAAAATATTTTTGCTGTTTTTGAACTTCTGTGACTGCCTCTATGCTTTCTAAGTTCTGATAAGACCATTCTTTATTAAAAGATGTTCCTGCTGGGTAATTAATATATTTTCCAAAAGACGACCACTCAGACCATTCTCCAAAGACTTGATCTTCCTTTACGTCTGCAGAGTTTTTTACAATTTCGTACATCTTTGCTGGATCTTGAAAAACGTTTTTGTAGACAAGAATGTTAGGATATATTTCTACAAAACTTAGATTATCTTCTGTCACGGCTGTCTGTCTCCAGTGTGCTTTGTTATTTCCCAAAAAAATGGACAAGTAAATCTCAGTCCGCTTTTTATCTCTGTTACTCCGTGAATATAGTTTTTATCTCCAGGGAAGAAGTATGCTGCGCCCTTTTTAGGTTTAAACTGAACACCCTGCAATGGGAAGTATAGTTCTCCACCCTCGTAGTCGTCGTTCAAATAAAACAAACTAGATAAATCGTAGTTTGGAAAATCATTTGGCAAGCCAGCATCTGGACCTTCGTGCAATTCTTTGTCTGCGTGTGGCTTTTGAAATTGTCCTGGAAGCCACTTAACAATTGTGGTTCCAGTAGGGATAACTTCAACCTTATAAAACTCTTCAACTATTGGCTTTAATCTTTGAAATAGTCCTGCAATAACTGGAGCAATTGCTGGATCGTTTTTATCTAGAGTTGGACTAGTAGCAACTCTATCCTTCCAATATTCTGAATCATAAACAACAGTTCCATTTTCATTTACATGGCTTTCTGTAACATCCCAGACTGTTATAGACTTTGCAGCCTTTTCTAAAAACTCTATCTCTTCTTCGGTCATAAAGTTTTCTAGTTCAACGATCATGTCTTTACTGCTTCCAAACCATCCAGAAGGAGTCATTGATGGCTTTCTTACCACAACAGATGCATTTATATTTTCCATAATTTGATTATATCATAGGGTTTATGTCCTACAATTCCCTCTCTATCTCTAATTGTTTTAAAAATCTTTCTGCACTAAATCGCCAATTGTCTTTTGCAAATGACGTTACTATCTTAATACATACATCTTCATAATCTTCTTTGCTAAGTTTATCCTTCAAGGCATGAAGAGCCTCTACAGTATCTATATAGTTTTGTCTAACAAAAGAAGGATCTCCAGCATGGTTTCTTTTTAAAACCTTTGTAAGAGTATTGCCAGATGGCTGATAGAGTGATACAGTCAGATAGTCTTTAGCAAAACCAGCATCCTGATACATCTCATAGCCCTCTAGAGCCTGATCAATATTGTCAAAAGAAATTATTGACCTTACTGGTGATTCTCCATCTCTAGATACTGTTATCATATAATGACCTACCCTGCCCTCTTTGGCATTTTTAATATAGTCATTAACCATATCATCGTGTGTTGGCTTTAGTTCGTTCATTATCTACCCGTGCTATCTTTCACACCAAGTTTTAAAGTTTTTACCTCATGAGAACCAAGGGACTCTTGTTTCTCGTTCACAGCATTTCTATACCAATCTGTCCACTCTCCAGAAGAGTTAAGGACTTGTGCTGCCTCACCATATGAAATGTTGGCCTCTACCCTTTTCCTATCTTCATCTTTATATTCTAAAACATTGATAACGGTATTGTTTAGTTCTGTTAAAGATATTGGAATTATTGTTGCTAGTGGAGTCCCTGACTTTATCACTATATTTTTGTTTGCAGATTTTGATTTTATTGCTAGTGGCAAAGGATTATCATAAAAAGATGTACTAATTAAATTTGACATTGTTTCAAAGTCATTATTAAAGTAGTTCACTGGATTAATAGTAAGAAGGCTAACATTTTGATCTGTTCTAAAAATTAATCCAGTGCTGAAACTAATAGATGACTGTCCTCTTCCAGCGTATGCTCCTTCTGGTGCAGAGATTATGTCAACATGATCCTGACTCTGATCATTTATTCCATCCCACAAAAACTCTATATCTTGTTTACAAAAAATGCTCCACCCAATAACATTTGACTGTGTTACTGGGAAGCATCTATATGCGTGACCTTCTGATGTGTTGTCCATCCAGTCTCTTTTTATAGACATTGGAGCAATATCAAATAACGCTCCATGCATTTTTTCAACTGATATATTGTACATTATTCATTGTCCCACTTTGGATCATACATGTCTGGTGTGTGATATTTCTTGCTGTAATCAAGCATTGTAACAATAGAATACTTTGTTCCAGAATGGACTGGCATTGCTTGATGTGGGTACATAAAGTTAGATGGGAAGATGTACAAATCTCCAGCCTCTGGCTTAATGTTAAGACCTTGCAGTCTAAAGAAAAGTTCTCCACCCTCATAATCATCATTAACATATGCTACAAGAGAAACTGTACAGTTATAGGAATATCCGTGATCATGGTGTTCTTTAAAGTGTTGTCCAGGACCATACTTAATGAAGTTGAATGCCTCCCAATACTTTAGTGGCATAATGTTGTATTCTCTTCTGTAGTCTTCGACAGCAGCAGCCTGGGCATCATAAATATCTTGCCATAATTCTTGCAACTTTAAGGAGTCTTCGCTCTTGTCTTGTTCGATGTCTGTTTTTTTATACTTAAAATCAACACAGTCTCTGTAGTCTGGCATTAGTTGCTGGTAACCTACATATGCTGGCATCCAATGATATCTCTTACCTTCTGGAGACAACTCACCGTACCCAGAAACAGAGCCAAGGGTATTTTCGAGCCTATTTATTACATCAAATTCCTTTTTAATAACTCCCCTGTAACAGACTATTCCGTCACCAAGATTAAGTTTTTCTGTCCATGTTTGCATAATATATTCCTTATCTATATTCTCTTCTTGACCATACTTTATTTTTATATACCCCGCCATCTGGCTGACGGTAAAACTGCATGTTCTTAACCATTTTATCATAAATTTGAGATTGATCTAAAATCTCTACTTCGTGCTGCCAGTTTTCTCTCTTAAATGGAAGTACCTGTAAATACGGTGTCCCTGCAGGAATTGTTCCTTCCCATCCGTCTGAAATAAAGAAAGGGAAACTTCCAAGCAAATGAACCTTATCTGAATCAACGACTCCAGTAGTATTTAAAAATGGAAGATCGAATCTATTCATCGGAGTCATAAATAAAGCGCTATATCCTTCTGGTAGTTCCAACCCCCAGTCAGCAGACCAAGCAAAGTGGTGGTTATAGTATCCTAGAGGATGCTCAAACTGTGGCATTGGTGGTCTTTGTGTACAAAAATCTTTATATTTGGGATCATCAATAGTTACATTAATTATTCCCTGAGCATTTTTAGCAAACTTTAGATCACATGGTGTTTTAAAAACATAGCCTGTTGAAAATGCATCCATGATAGCAGGGCAAGCCTTCCATGTTGGAATCTTTCCGTAATCATCCGTAGTGCCTTCTTTAGGAAATGGACAAACCTCTTTTGGTGCCTTATAGTATTCTCCGTTTGGCATTTTTGCAAATCTATCTGCATTTTTATACCATTCTGGAATTACACCTTGAGTTGGACCTGGAACAGAAATACTGTCTTTATTTAACCATGGTCGAAATGATCTAAATATAGCGACTAGAGACACTACTTGTGTCCTAGTTCGTTAATATCTGTCATTACTACAACACAATATTTTGTTCCCTCTTTCATAGGCAATGAAGCATGCTCATAAATATAGTTAGATGGACAGATTAATATGTCCCCGACTTTTGGAGTATGAGTATATCCGTCAAGTCTTGGAAATCTAATCTCTCCACCATCGTAGTCTTCGTTAATATAAATAACAGCAGAAACTGTGCAGTTATAGGCTGGACCGTGATCTGCGTGGATATTGAAGTGTGTTCCTTCTCCCTCATACTTTACAAAGTTAAAAGCCTCGTAGTATACAACATTAATACCCCAATATCTAGCATAATCGTCAACACAATACTTTAGTTTTTGATAGATTTCTTCGTGAAGGTCAATTAGTTCAGCATTATGCTCATCTCTTGGACCAAGATTCTCCTGCTTATATTTAAAATCTACTGCATCTCTAGCCTTTTTAATTGGCACTGTAGAGTTTGTTACTTGTGCCTGTGACCACTTATACTTGCCGCTACCGCCTAAATTTGATTCAAGTATTTTAATATATCTATCTGAATCTTCTTTTGAAAAGGTATTTCTGTATAAATTAATTCCCAACGCTGGGTTTTCAACTAATATGTTGTTACCTATAGTTTTTGATGGGTATCTGTTTGCTGCTGTTTCAGATCTGTCCTTTGTAAACCATGCGTTATTATTCTCGTCATACATTTTTAAAGCCTTTCTCTATTTTTAAAACTTAAAAATTAAACTTCAGTAAACTCTGACCCATTCCAGCCGTATGTCTCTCCTGCAGAAACTGCTTGACCTACTGGAATTTTTACTAAGATAACCTCGTTCTGAAATTTTTCAGAAAGCAAGTCTGATAAAACAGATTCATTTGATATAACGATATTTGCCACAACAGTGTTATTATAAAGGAAAGAAAATCTCTTGTTATTATCCCATATATCTAAAACTTCTGAACCTTCAGGTCTTTGTACTCCACCAGAAAATGAAGTTCCATCCCATGCGGACTGTAGTCTTACATCATCTCTAAAAGATGTTGTCTCCATCCCTACAAGGTGTGAGTCATTTGCTAAAGCATCTTCCATTAAACCTTTTATTCGTTCTTCTGGATGTTCAGGCATGATATATACAACATCCCAAGATGTTTGATTCTTCTTTGATAGCACTGCGTACATTTTATATCTCCTTTTTCTTAATTATTAGTATAGCATATTGCTTAGTTGGGGGTGCATATTTTGTATACACCCCCTCCTAACTTTTAGCAACTACAGTTTGGACAAGGACACTGCCAGCAATATGTTGCGGAGCATCTGTTAACTCCAACTCCACCCACGCTTGGTGGTGGTGGCGGTGGTGGTGGTGCAAATGATGGTGGGAAGAATGGTGGGAAGAACGGGAAGAACGGGAAGAATGGTGGGAAGAACGGGAAGAACGGGAAGAACGGGAAGAATGGTGGGAAG